GTAGGTCTCTCCCTAGATTTCTCTATTACGCCTTTTGGGGGCGCCCCTGTGCCAAATTTTACGGTTTTGGTTCCATGTTGTCACGCTCCCAGTCGGGGGCGGTTTGTTTTCATCCTCACATTCGCTCGTGCGAGAGCTGTGAGGGAGGTCTCCACTTTGTGGAGTCACGGGCACAGTCGTGCCCGGTGTGTTGAGAGATGGATCTCTTCTTGACGCTGGAATCAGCGGTCGAAAAGATCTCGTCGGCTGGCACTAGTCCCTGGTAGGGGGCGATCATTTGATCGAGAACCCGAAGAGATTCGAGGACTCGATCGCATGGCTTGTACCCTTCCAATGGAGTGATCGAATTGAGGGACTGACGGACGGCCTTCTTCAGGTACGTCGCGTCCACGTAGATGCTCTGATCACTCTGGGGGTCGAGGAGTAGCGCGGGGAGCATCTTGAGTGCTCCAAAACCGAGGTCGAGGAGAGTGTCCTTGTTGGCATTTAGCCACTCTCCGATTGTCGCGAACGCGCGGTGCAGCCAGTTGGGACCTGAAGCGCGGAGCTCTGCGATCTGGTTGTTCAAAGCTGGGTCGTTGATTGGCTGCGTGAGATTGGGGACCTTCCCGATCACATTCGACATGAAGGTCTGTGCGACGTCCTTCCAGTCTGAGGACTGTAGAGGTCGAGATGCAAGACGGAGTCCGCTCCCGGCCTTCAGGCCCTGCCGAGACCGATTCTGACAGAAAGCGTCATCGGTCCTGGTGAAACCGGAGGCGTTCACGTGCGATGTGATCGCGAGAGTGAAGAGCTGGTTCGTTCCGTCCTGGAACTTGGTGAACGCCTTGTTCACGATGGCGTAGCTGACCACTTCACCCTACATGGCGTTGATGACCGTGTCCTTTCCTCCGAGAGGGTTGTCTCGGACGAGACTGTCCACCGCCATTGCAGAATGAAGGCCGAAGCCAAAGCGATTCTGCGACACGTCAATGGTGGTGGTGGACATGCGGATGAGGTCATCGATCGTGAAGGCTGCTGGAATGCCATCCTCCGTCTGAAGGGCGCTGTGTGGCAGAACGCCCAGGTGAATGACTCCCGTTGTACCCACTTTCTGGCTGATGAACGAGAAATCGATTGAGCTCGCCCACACAAAGGCTGAGTTTGTTGCCTGGGTTCCTTCAGAGCCGTAGATCTCGTCCATTGTTCTCCCCTCCTGTGCGCGCGTCATGAGAGTCAGGATGGAGGTCTGCATCTGGAGGTTAGAGGTCTAGACCATTCCTACCCCCGCGAACTTGGTGGTAATCGGAATTTCTCCGTTGCCACCGAATCCGTGGAAGTGAGAGTAAGAGCAGCAATGCATGATGAGGAGGAAATCGTGAGTCCCCAGGTCCTTCTGCGCTTGAGTGTCAGCGCTGTAGGCCTAGCGGATTATCCGATTCGTGTTGCTCTTAATCGGCACGGTGTCGATGATCGTGTTGTCGACCTCGAATTGAGCCGCATACTGTCCGGGGAGTTGCTTCGCTACGGCCATGAGGTTTCTGGCCTGCTCTTCGCGGACGATCGACTCGACGGCCCTCTGCTGTGCTAGCTCTTGGACCGTCTGCGGGTGAGAGTGTCTGAGGCGCACCATCTTGCTGCTGGGCGCAGCTGGCGCTCGGGGCCTCCGCTCTCTACGGGGCTTTTTCGGCTCCTCTATAGCCACGATCGTGACAGGCTTAGGAGCGCGACGTCGTCTGGATCGCTGTTTTGGCTTATCCATTCAGTAGTTTTGGTTATATTGAGGGTTCGTTGGGAGAGACCCCGAATGGATGTCGCCGTGACAGAGAATGCGAGTCCTGTGCTGTGCCAAATCAGCCAGGATCACATGGTCCAGTTGGAGGATGTGTTCGACGTGAGCTTCGTCGCCTCCGAGGTCGCCGTAGAACCTGGAGTCTGTCTCCAAGGACGCCTTGTAGAGAGCCTCCTCGATCTGGTCGCCCGTCATCGTGGGATGCTTGTGGAACTCGCGTGCGATCAGAAGGAGGGTATTGAGTCGGGGGGACGCGGGACCGTACTACCGTCGCTTTAGCTCCATATACACCCACGGCTCTGAGTGCATCTTGGAGTTCTGGCCCATGTAGTACTCTTTGGTGTTCAACATCTTGTCGTAGTCGGGATGGCAACAGAGTTGGCCGGCGTTGTAGTGGAAAGTTTTTGACAAGAAGTCGGCACCTTCGATGTCGCTGCACATGACCTTCGTGATGACTTGTCCTAGGCCGATGGGTTTCTCGGAGAATTTCACCCGAGAAGACAGCTGCTCCATAGCAGCGCGAACCCGCTCGACGTGTTCAGGCCGCGTGAGGAGCATGACATCATCGCCCGATGCCATGACACGGAAGTCAGGGTTTAACCACGGATTTCTGAAGCCAGCCTCCTCAAGGTAGTAGTACTGCTGACAAATAGAGTCGGCGGTGTTGCCAACCGTGGTCCGAAACGAGTGCCCCGAGAATGTCGTCCCGTTCAGCTTTATCCCCATAAGTTCATTCTGCGGCTTGGGGATCAGCCGCGCGTACCTCGTCATGTCCTCGTCCATCTTCGCCTCGAATCCGGGAATGTGAGCGAAGAGGAAGTTCTCATAGCATGAGAAGTGCTTCCTCAGCTACTCTGCGGTCCGTGAGGGGAAGCGAGCGCCGTTCTCCGCCAGCCACTTTTCGAAGCACGGGATGAACTTGTCCCACAGTGGCTGCTGAACTGTACGTTGCATCCACTCGTGCTGATTAGAGTCGAAGGCGGAGCCGTCGGAGCAGATAGCGGCTGTGAGGTGGTCTGATGCCTGCACCTCTGCTGCGAGCTCCTTCAGATTCAATCCGCAGATGAATTCGGGCATGAGACCAAGGAGCTCGTGCTGGACGAAGGAGCTGATCGCCTGAACAAGTCCGAGAGTCTAGCGGGCCGGGTTCGCAATCAGTCTCGGCCGGTTCGCGGTCTGGTCGAACTACGTCTGGGAGAGTGTCTAGGTGTCTGTGTATTGTTCTCCACTTTTGACCATTGCAGTTCCGAACCACGCTTCCTTTATCTCGGCCCCGCAAAGCTGCTTCACGATCTGCTTGAGGTACAGGTCTCTTTTTCCGGGGGCGAATTTCTCTGGGTAGTCCAGGAAGCGGGGGGTTGGAGCGTCCATAGGATTGTACCCTTTGAAGACGTGCGTCCAGTACCTCTTGCACATGTCCTGGAACTTGACCCGATGACATGATTCAGCCACCACTCGGCCTGAGAGCTGTCGAGACAGGGCGCTCGCCATGTTCTGCAACGACTTTGTTGAGAATTCGTAGCAAACTCCATCTCCTTTGGGCTTAAAGGACACCTTGGTTGCCAGCTTCTTCTCATTCAGCTGAGTCATGGGGCGGTAGCACTTCAGCTTCTTGTCGTAGCCGCATGGGCCGAACTCGTCCGTCTTCTCCTTGACGAAGGTCACGAGAGCCTGGAAGTTGGCCCGAGTGGTCTTGCAGATCACCACTTCGGGATGGGGCTCCAGGAGAAGCTTGGGGTCGGGCTCCTTGTGCCTGTAGTAGTCCTTCATCTCAACGGTCGAGATGGCTCCCGTCATTGGCTCCCGGGTCTTCTTCTCCGCCGCGTAGTGCTCCATCCACTCCTGCATGAGGGGCTATGCCATCTCTTGGATGTCCTTTCGAGCATGGCTATCGCCGTGGCATGCAAGTCTGTGGCGGACGCGATCTACACGGATGTCGTCGTTTCTCGCGTTCGGCGCCTCCTGGGCAACGAGACAACGGGACACCTTCTGGGGATCGAGCAGCACATGGCCCAGGTGCTCTGCCACATGACGCGGGCTCTCGTGGCCTTCACGGATGCTCTGTCGAAGGGCCTCTTGCACCGTGGTCTTCACCCTGTGCGCCGGCATGGATGCCGCCAAGGCCTTTTGCGGGGCATGTCCCTCGAACAAGCTAGCCCTGTATCTCGCGAACCACTCTTCCTGTGGGTTGACCGCTGAGAGCTGCGCCGCCCGGCATGCCGAGAGTTTGGCGACGATCCTGAGACGAGAGAGACTGGTAACCCCGAACTCGTAAGAGAACCATCCTGTGGCGACTCGCGACGTTGGCTGGTTATCGACGTAGTTATTCTCGT